ATTCCCCTTGTAAAAGGGTGGGGCCATTACTCCCCACCCACGGTTATATTAATTTTACCAAGTATCTCCTGAAGCAAGGTTTTTACCTTGCATAAAGTCAATCTTAACCCATGCTTGACCAGCAGTAGGTGCTGCTCCAGTTGGAGTATAAGTCAATACTACTTGTACATCTGAATCATAAGCCACGCCGTCTGAACCAGTATCTGATTGAGATACACTTTTCCAAACTGCAGTTTGTGTAGCATCAACAGTCACAGCTCCACCAGTATTACCAGTAGTTGTAACTGCTCCCATAGTACCATCAGGAAGATCAGCTAAATAATCCTGATCATCAGATTTTCCAATTTCCATTGGATCTGCTGTTCCAGCATTAAACGCTTCTGACACCCATACCTTAATACCAGTAATGGTAGATTGGTAAGGAATAGTTCCTAACGCTCTGCAATAAACATCTGCTGCCACAGCCGCTGTTCCCACGGTAATATTACCAGTAGTAGCACCACTTGTAGCAATTTTAGTTACGCTCTTAAAGTTAGCAGCTGTGCTCATAGTAGTATAAACAGTTCCAGAATTTGGACCTGTTATAGTTTCCTCTAAAGCTTTACCATTAACATCTGTTCCAGTGACAGTGAAGTTGATTCCTGAATCATTGCCATCACTTGTAATGCCAATTTTTCTTGCCCACGCTCCGTCAGCAGTTGTTGAAACTGCACTTCCAAGAGCTGGTGCATAAATTGAATTACCATTAACAGTAGCACATAAAGCGCCATTCAATGTCAAGTTAGCTGCCGCTGAAGTTGTTTGTGTAGCGCAAATACCGTCTGTATCTGCCGCTGTTGGTTCTTGAAAATAACGAGCTAATGAGTTTGATACCCAGTTAGTGTCTTTTAAATCTTTACCACGATAACCACCATCAGTGGCTCCGCTAATTACCGAACCCGTTTTTACCGGACCCGAAAAAGTTGTTGTACCCATTTGTACTCCTTTGGCTGTATAGGCCATTTGTTACGTCGTCTCTATACCGTCTGCCTAGTCAGTCTCCGTAACTTTTTTACTAGGATAAAGGGGCGAACTAATTTCGCCCCTTTAAAGATTAATTAAGCTCCTGGTGAAGCAAAGATACCTCTCCAGTCAGACCAGCCGAAGCTGTATCTTTCTCTAGCTTTGTATCTAACATTACCAGTATCGAAATCGCCTTCCATAGCAGTTCTAATTGGAGCTCTTACAAAATGTTTAAGTCCATTAGGTGCATCTGTTTTAATGAAGAACGCATCAGTATCAGTAAGGAAGTTGTTTACAACATATCCTTCAGGTACCATACCCATTGATTTAATTGCGTTGATATCATTATCAGCAGTGCCTACTCTACCAGCAGATTTCATTAGTCTCTCAGCTACAAACTGAAGGTTTACTGGTATGATCATTTTCATACCTCTAAGAGCAATTTTCATTCCTCTTTCGTCCTTCATATCAGCAATATCAATTAACATCTGCTCAAGCGAAGTTTCGTTTAAGTCAGCTGCAGTTGATAGTTCGTTCTTTTGGTCTCCACTAAGAGTTGGGTGATCAGTCGCACAAAGCTCCTTTGCATCCCCACCAAGATAAGCATTGTTAAACGCTCTGTTAAGAATGTTTGCTGCTTTAACTTGTTTAGTGTTAGCCATAGAACGCGCTAATGCTTTAGTATAGCGAGTGCTAAGTTTGTCGTAAAGATTATCTTCTACAGCTTCTTCTGTAAGTGCAAAAGCTAAAGCAATAGTCTCGTTGGTATACCTAGCAGTGTAAGTTTCTTGAGCATCTTCGTATGATACTCCTTGACCTTCCGGTTTTACAGCTGCATTGGCAAACCCGCCAAGCATTACTTCTTCTTCGAAAGCACGATCAGATGATTCTGTATCGAATATTTCTTTGTCTTGATTTTCGTAACGGTCATACTCTAAACCAAACAGGGCGTTCAAACCAGGTTCGAGTTCCTTGACCAATTGCATTCTTGAAATAACCATTGTTCAATATCTCCTTAGGTTTATACGCCAGCGCCATTGTTATAGTACAGATGCTCGTTGAATCTTACAATCCAGTTAGCATTAGCACTAGCAATGTCACTGTTTTCAGGATCTTCAGAAATTCTGATGATTCTTAATTGAGCAGTACCGCCTGCAGCAGCACCTAACTCAGATTTAGATTGACCATTGATAGTAGAACCCGCAGCATAAACTTGGTCAGCGTTATCGCCAACAGCAGTTTGTCCTAGAGTTGCATTATCTTGAATTTCGAAGAGCATGTTTGGATCATCGTAAATGAACGCGTCTATATCGCCCACAGTAGGTGTTATGCTACCAGGGTAGTAGTTTGACCATGTTGGTTTTTGTGTAGTAGGGTCATTGTAGAAACAACCGTTGAAAACTCCAACGTTAGCAACATCAGCGTTTCCACTAACTTGCACAGTTCCTGCAGCAACTAACTTAACGATATCTCCTTTGAAAATCGCAGTAGCATAGCCAGCTGCAATTTTATATTTAGAAGTACCGCCATTTTGAATGCCGCTTCCTAATTCGCCTACAGGTCTTAAACCAAATGCCGCATCATTATTAGCCATGATTTTTTCTCCTGAAAAAATTTTTAAAAACACACTCACCGCGAGTGTGTTAAAAATGTGTAACTATGTGTTAGGAAACTTATTAACTAGGTTTCTTGCCACCAAATGTTACGCGAGAGCTTCTCTCTTTCGAGATTGGCATGCTAGGATGTTGGTCCTTAAGAGGATCGTTTGCAATCGCGTCATCTTTATCTTGCGTAACTTTCGCAAAATATTCTTTACGCTGCTCAACAATCTCATTAGGGATTCTTGCTAGCATTAAACCTCCAACAGCTATAACACCGTTATATTTACCTGAATCAATTTGTGGCCATTCGTTAGTTGGATATTCATCAGCTCTGACAAATTCCCATCCTTCTCGTAGTCTAGCGGATACATTTTTTTGATCCATTTGTCCTACTGCTTCGGCCCTTACCCATCTGTGTTTAAATCCAGGGGGTGCAGGTGGTGCGTCTAGTTGTGACGGTGGAGTCCATACTTTAGGACGCTCTTGTTTAGTCCTAGTTTCTGACTCGCGTGATGGTAGTTTAGTTTTCATTACTTTATTATTCATATGCCTACTCCTTCACGTACTTCGCATATTCGCTTAGTGGCACACCTAATTTTTTTGCTATAGCAACTTGTGATGGTGTGAGTCTCACAGTGCCTTTGCGCGCCTGAATCGGTCCTCCTCTATTAACAGAGGCAACCGTTTGAGTCGGCGTTGAACTTTGAAACTTATGAGGGAAATTATCCTTCATTCGTTTATCTAACTCATTATAGTATGATTTTGACGATGGGTCAACACCTTCGTCAACTAAATTCTTATGAATTGAAAATGCTGTTAGAGTCATAGGTTCGTCTTTACCAAACCAATCGTTCTTTTCTGCCCATTCTTCAGCCTGTGGATCAGGTGGTGGAGCAGATTGTTGAGGTGGTTGATAAGCTGGCTGTTGTTGTTGATACTGCTGAGCTGCTGGCGTTTGCCGAGCTTTAGCCATTCTTTCACGTTGAGCAATGGTTAATTTTGCTCTTTCTGATTCAACAGCTAATCTAGCAAGATCTTGTTGTGCAGCTATAACCGCGTCTGCATCACCAGCATCCATGGCAGTTTTTAATTTTGCCTTAGTATCTTCTGTTTCAGCTTTTACGCGTTGTTCATATTCAGCTATATATCCACGATCAAGATTAGTTGCTTTATTTTTTATATCTTCATTTTGCGCTTGAACACCTTGAGCAAATTCAATAGCAGCTTGTTCTCGTCTTTCTGTTTCTCTTAATCTTTTCGTTAATTTATCTATACGGGATTGAACTTTTTTCCCGTAATCTTTCATTTCTCCTTCCGAAGCCGTATCTTCTTCTATAACAACTTCTTTGGATTCATTGACTACTTCAATGTCATCTTCCTTATTAATTTTCTTTTCTGCATCATCTAATTTGACATCAACAGAATCTCCATCGGAAGGTAGATCAACCATTTTTTCGTCAGCTTGCGCTTGCGTTTCTATCGTTGCAGGCATATTTTACTCCTGTTTATTTGTATTGCAAGATATCCTCTGGGTCTTTTACCACAGCAATTATCTCGTCTTCATTTAGTATTCTCACTTCACCACCTTCTATTCCAAACCTTGATCCAGCATAACGACCAAATATAATCCAGTCATTTAATTTGCACCACGGTCCTTTTGGAAATCTTGTCTTATCAGTATAACAATCTGGTCCCATTTTAAGAACCAAACCAGTAACTGTTGTATAGCCACGTTCTTCCATATGTTGATCTGTTAATAATATACCACCTTTTGTTTTACCTTGACCTTTGTATGGTAAAACTAATAATCGCCAACCTGTAGGATCAGGTAAACGCTCTAATACTTTATCAGTAGGTAAATGTTCTATATCGGCGGTAGCATCTTCTTGTAGTTTTTTAAGAAATCTATTTTCTTTTTCTTCTGCTACTTTATTATTTTCATCAGCCTCAACAGCTAAATCTTTTTCTTCTAACGCAAATTTACGTTTAGGTATTATTGTCTCCGTCATTATCTTCCTCTTTCTGCAGGTCTTGAATCTCCTGTTCCATTATAGTGTAAGCTTTATGCTCACCAACTGCTTTAACATATTCGTCCATCGTTGGCAAGCCTGCAGCTATAACTTCTTTTAAATCTTGTTTGCGCGCTCTAATCTTTTTTAAGATTAAATAAATCGCGTTTTCATCACGCATAAAAATTATTTCTTTCTAGCTGTTCCGCCTTTAGATTTTTTAATTCTTCCGCCTTTAGATGCCATTGTTTTAGCTCCAGAGTAAGCTCCTTTACCCATAGCTTTTTCCATGCCTTTAGATTCATTTCTTCTAGCTGCTAACGATTGTGATTTTTTACCGTTTCTTGCGCCTAAAGATTCATCTAATCTAGCATTATAACCTTGAGTCATTCCACCACCCATTTTTTTAACACGGCCACCACTTTTATAAGTAGTAGTTCCAAATTTTTTACCAGGTGTTTTACGAGCTTCTCTTTTTGCATGTATTTTTCCAACCATAGTTTTCTCCTAATATATTTTTGTTATAGGTCTTTTATTGGGTAACATCAAGTTAAATCCTCTTGGTTTAACTGTTGTTTGAACTACACCACCGACCTTTTTTTTAACTGGTGTACTTCCGTACTCTTCCGTCCAATCCTTTGCTATTTCAGGCTCATTAGCCCATAAATATTTTCTTTGTTTTTCTGATTTAAATGGCATTATACTGTTTTTTTATTTTTGTTTGCAAAATTAGTAGCTGCTTGAGGTGAAGAAAATCCCCATTTTTTAAGTGCAAGTGCTTTACGGGTAGGGCTGCCATCAGGTTTTTTCATAGGACCTTTCATGCCTCCAAATCTAGCGGCAAAAGAAATTCTTCTTGGATTGGTACCTTCTGAAATGGGTGATTTAACACCGTAATGTTTTCTTCCAGCATCGTTTAATCCGCCTGTTTTATTTTGATATTTTTTAAGTGTCATTATTTTTTCTTAATTAATCCCATTGCACCTTTAGCTCCCTTAATTCCAAAACTTGCTGAGCACGCAATATATAATAAATGTTTGTAATAATCCGGGAGTTGTTGAAGTGCAACAAACCCAGCTTCTATATGTGCTGTCATTCCTGGAAAAAAAACTAAAACTGCAGGCCCTAAAAGGCAAATTAAAATTAGCTCATCTTTCCACGACCCTTTCATTTGGTCTACGGCTGATGCTTCCCATGCCACTTTGCCGGCTATTTGGTCTTGTTTTAACTTAGTTGCTGCTTTAACTTCTGTAAGTTTCAATTGAGCTTTTGCTTTTTTTGTTTCTACGAAGCCAGAAACTGCTTGCCCTGCAACCCCTAATAATGGTTTAAGTAATAAATTTAACATTCTATTCTCCTACTAAACTTACTATACCACCTTTTGCACGTCCTGTCGCCCATATTTTTTCCATGCCCCAAGGCATAACTCCTGCACCTGGATGAACAAAAGATTGTGAGTATAATCCTTTTTTTAATGTGTCAGCGGTATCTGCTGCATATGCATTTTCCATGGTATCAAAAAATCCTTGTTGTTCCATAGCTCTTTGTGGTGATTGTCTTGGACCATAATATAGCTGTTCTTGCCATGCACGTCTATCGTCTAAAAGATTTCCATAATCTTGATAACCACCTCCACCACCAGGTGCTGTATAATCACGCCAAAAACCACTTTCTTCTGCAGCAATATCTTCCCATCCTAGTTCTGAAAGTCCACTTAAAAATCCTTCTGGATCATCACGGTATTGATCAATTTTATGTTTACCAAATGTCGTATAAATTGGATTTCCACTTGAATCAAGTATGGCATTTCCACTAGAATCAGTCGCAACAAATGACCCTAAAGTATGCATTGGATTACCATAATAATCAGTCTGGTTAAGTAAATTTTCTGGGTTATCTGGATTCATCGCCCAACTTTTACCATACTTAGGATTAGAGCCATGTGCAGCTGCTAAAGTTTCCATTATACGTAAATCAGTTACTTCAGGCTCTACAACAGGTGGTGTATAAGGTTGATCAGTATGAACTGAAACACCCACACCTACATCATTATTTACTTGATTATTATTTACGGGAGGAGGTGGTTGATTATTTCCACCAGTTCCAATTCCACCAAAATTAGGTGTTCCTGTACTTACAGGTTCTGGATTAGGATTCCAAGGTACCCCATTATCTTGATGAGGGTTAACCATAATTAATTATATAGATCTAATCTGCTATTAACAATACTTCCATCACCAAGTAATACGTCATCTTCTTCTAATTCAGGGCTAAAATTAAAATCTCCTAAACCACTATAAAAAGGTAAGTATTCAAATAAACCTGGAGTTCTTCTATCAAAAGCATTCATTCCGCCACCCATACTTTCAATTGCCACCGTATCACGTGGTTTCATAAAAGCAGGATTATTTCTTAATCTAGGATTAGGAGAAGCTGCAACTAATTCTTCATTATATAATGTGTCGGTTAAAGGTGATTCATATATACCTTCATACATATCAATATCTCTTAATGGTGCACCATAATCTTCGTCTCTGTAAGGATTGTAAGGTTCTGGTTTTCTTTTTGGAACTATATCTGATCCACCAAATCCTGGTTCACCATAAAGTAAATCATTTTCTGGATCAGGTGCTAATCCCATTGCATCATAGTCAATTCCTGATTGCATAGCTTGATTTATTGGAATTGGTCCTCCTGCTGGAGACAATGGTCCACCTAAACCAGCATCTTGAGCAGCAATTGCTCTGTTAGCTCTTGTTAAATTGTCCGCTATATTTGCACTAGATTTTGCATTTTTAATAAATGACATTCCAATATCAAAATCTTCTGCGCCACTACCACCTGCTTGAGATCTTAAATAAGCTTCACTTCCGTAAAACTTATCATTAGGATCCATAAATCTATTCATGTTTTGTTTGCTAATTCCAGCACGTTCAAAATATTTCATTGCTTGACCTAAACTAGAACCAGTAGATGTATCACCTATCTGTAATGTAGATTGATTATTAGTTCCAACATCAGTACCAGCATCTATCATTGCTTTATTAAAAAAAGCCATAGTTTTTTCTGGTGAAGCTCTTCCGTAAGCCGCATTTATTATTTTATGATCTTGTTGATTGTTACTTATACTACTCCCTAACATTGGAAATAAACCAGCTAATCCAGGTAAACTTGGAGCATTAATATTAGGTGTTAAGTCAGTTAACATCCTAGTTTGATCTTCTATATAATTTTTTGCAAGACCTCTATCCTCAAAAGCAAATTGATCATCATCTTCAGTAATTGAAACACTATCATCAATTACATCTGGTTGTAAAGGTAAACGAGCAATTCCTTGGTTTGAATATCCTCTTCTGGCGTCAAGATTTGAACGACCTCCACCACCTATAGATCCAAATTTATTTAATCTATTTTGATTTACTCGAGCTCTATTAAGTTGATTTATAGGTCTTACACCCCCATCATATCTTGATCCTGTATATGTATAACCACCTGACATAGGTGCTGATCCACTAGCTGAAGGAGCTGTTCTCCTAGAACTAGGGTCAAATCCCATTCCTACGGGACCTTTATTCCTTTTTACGTAGTCAAATAATGACGCCATTTTAATTTTCTCCTAAAACTAGCCCAGTTTTATAAAATTGATTGAAGCACAAGAATAACAACTATGGCAACGATACCGGCTTTAATCCAGTCCTTCATACCCCAGTCCGACCACTCTTTTAAGTGTGCCCAAAGATCTTTTAATAACTTCATATTTACCTCCTAATGTATAGTTGGTTTTTGATAGCCCTCTGAATATGAACCATCAATAATTTCG